CGTTCTCCAGTTTTCTTACTGGGCTTACCACTTTTTGTTCTCCATTTTTGTTTTGTCCATGATTTAAGTGACCTTTGACTTTTTGCGAGTGCCATTTTTTGCCTTTCCTGCTACATTTAGAGCTATAGCCACAGCTTGTTTCTGTGGTTTACCCTCTTTTTTCAGCTTTTTTATATTGTAGCTAACAGTTTTACTAGATTTTCCTTTTTTTAGTGGCATTTTTCTTTGCTTTACTAGGTAATATACCTTTATTTACTGCTCTTGCTCTTTCGCTGAACCCTAATTTCTTACCTTGCCTTACTTTTGCTCTTATCGTTGCTAGTTTTGCGACCATGTGCTTTCCTTAACTGCTCTTTCGCCTTTTTTGCAAGGGCAGCTTGCTCAGTTTTTCCTGCAACCCTAGCTCGTTGTTCAAGAACGGTGAGGATTTGTATCTTCCTCGCATAGGGTTTGTTAATTCTTTTAACTTTTGCAATAGTTTCTTTTGCATCTTTTACTGTCGCATACTTTATACTTACGGTATCTTTAGGATTTTCGTCCGTGTAGAGCCGTCTATCACTACCTTTCGGTTTTTTGCCTGTTCCTACTTTAGGATCTTTTCTTTTTGCCATAGTGTACAAACTTTTTGTTCTTTAATAATGTCCCTAAAGATTTAGCTTGTTGGGCGTGTGTCTTAGATGCTTTTTTAAGACCCTTAACTACTTTCTTTACCCTTTTAACGTGCATTTTATTTGTAACCCCCACCTGCTTTTTTATATCGTGAAGCTAGTAGCTGTGCTTTTCTTGCAGACCACTGTCCCGGATTGCCACCTTTTGATCCTGCTTTTATGGCTTGAAACATTCTTTTTCTCATTCCCGGTTTCGTGTAGTTACCTGCTTTATTTACAGTGCTACCACCTTTGCTTAGTTTTAGTGTAGATAAAGTCTTGGCTTGTTTAGCATGTAGCTTTGACGCTTTTTTAAGTCCTTTTACAACTTTATTTACTTTCTTTTTAGTCGTTGCTGTCATTTTCATCCTCTGCGTATAGGTTATTGAACACTCTATCGGTGTTCCACACATATTCAATCTCTTGTTTTGAATGAAATATTCTTTGGGAAGGTCTAAAGTCAGGTGAGCCTGTTCCAGTCTCGAACCACGCAGGATGTGTTACTCTGACTCTGTTGTTTGGTAGTGCCACTATGTTTCCTGTATATTCGCCTGCGTTCATTAGCTCTAGCACATGACTTTGTTTGTGTTGTGCAGGATCGTCTGCTATTTCGCTATTCGTGTAATCTACGGTGAAATAATACTTTGCAGGATAAAACTCACCGTCCACTTTCGCTATCCAAGGTGCAGGAGTTGCTCTGTTTAGCACATATACGCTGTGGTCATGTGACATACAATCCCACGGTTGTGCAAGATACGGTGGCAACTCTTTTGCCCAATCATCTACTGGTGTATCACCTACTAAAGCTGTGATAGGCATCCTTGCCCACATTGCTCCACCAGTTACGTTCTGTTCGCCCTCTTCATCGTCTGTTTCACATCCTGTGAATATAACTTGAAAACTTAGGCATCTATTCGGCATTGATGTTACGGCTATTACCATACAATGTAAAAACTCGCCATAACCTCGTTCAAAATTTGTTGTGTATTCTCTTCTTACCCACGCTTTAAAATATGGGATGTTACTTTGTAAATATGCCACTGACTACTCCTTACCGTATATAACTGTTTGATCTTTGTTGTCTTTGTCGAACAGATACCAACAACAATTATCCTTACCTGTCATCTTGCTGTCTGGTATCCACTTCACTCTGCCAATGCTCACTATCTTTTGCAGTCGTTGTTGATAAGGTTTGCTTTGTTTAGTGTGTATCCAATCTGCATCGAATAACAGCCACGTTGGAGATAAGTCACTTAGGTGTTCTATTATCGGATGTAATAGTTTTCTATCCCAAGGTGGATTTGTTATATAATAGTCTGGTTTGTCCTCAATGTCAAGAACATTTTTTACTAAAATACCTTTTTCTTGTGGTTCAATGTCACTTTGGTATAAACACTTACCATCTGTGTATTTCAGTAGAAGTGATGTCAGCGTTCCATCACCTGCACATGGCTCTATAAAATTATACGTGATATAGTCGATGTGCTTTAAAAGAGGTATTAAGGCTTCTTCTGGTGTCCTG